GCTCTAACAACACAACATGTGAAGAAATAGAACACTACCAATAAATTCGCACAATAAAGAAGAAAAAATTGAGTCCAGCTATGAATGGGCATAAAATAACCCACTGCAGAGTAAACCGCCGTTGTATAAAAGAAAGTGATAAAAACAACAAATGAAATGATGTTCTTAAAACAATTACTTGATACTATTAAGCGCCCTAATCTGAATGAGCTAATCCTTCTCCCAAAGCCAAAGACACTATCTTGACAATAACTAGGAATCTGATTAAAGAATTTCACAATTTGTCCTAAATTAACAACTGGCCCCGCTTGATCTGACAAGCAACTTGGACAGATGTTAGGATAAGAAAAATGCGCGCATAGCTGGGTGCCATACGCTTGCGAACTTTTTCCAATCAATTTCTTTTGTTCTTCAAAGTGTTTCCTGGAACTCCTGGCTAAAAAGCCTATAAGGTGTCCATAACTACACTTGTCAAGAAGAATATCACCATCCTTAACGACTTCATATGCAATACCCTTAATCTGGGAGGCAGCACGAGAAGTCGCATATGGTACCTCGACTCTAAATTCCCAAGCGTCAAGATCGAATCCATCCACCAAAGCTGTGTTAAGGCGTCCATGCTTAGCATACTCCTCCTTAACTGTAACTGTGATAGTGAAATCGAATCTCCTAACTATGGAAATCGGTTCCGTCGAATAGATACTGGCAAACATGTCCTTCCTATTCGTAGTTCCAATGAAGAACTTAGGGGCGATCATGATCTTACCCTTCAATTCTGCTATGGGACTTAATGCACATGCAGGAATGTTATTATTAAAATTGATAATAACATTATTGGGATTGACATCACTATGCTGGGGTGTAGCATTAGCAATATCATCCAATATCACAACATTATGCTTACTCCTATATTCAGATTGAAAAGGATCATTGGCCTGAAGTGTCACGGTCAACTCTTCCTTGGGTTCTATCCCATTGGCAATCAACAAAGCGTTGATAATAAGAGGTAACATAGTGGACTTTCCACCGCCAGAATCTCCAAATAACAAAAAGGAAAAAGGCCGTTCACGCAGAGTCATGGCTTTCTGATATTCCAAAATGGACACCTTCACTTGTTCTAAGCGCAATAATTTATCACTAAAGACTTTTTTCTCAACACCCCTTGACAATCTTATCAATTGTTTAGTTGTGTCGATCAATTTATCAACTCTATCCTCATAGGAATGTTCGTCGAAATCTTTTCGTGCTAAATTACCTGTCTGCAACAAATTCAAAGTTGAAACCAAATTGGTATATTCATACTCGAACTCTGAACTACTATTGTCAGAATAAAACAATGTCCTAAAATCACCCGTGGTAACAAAGAAAGACATCTTCTCATATATGAAAATACTAGTTTCAAGCATTTGCTCAACCATATCCAATTTAGTAATCTTATCAACTCCCGATTTCTTATAAAATCTCTCGAAAGTTTCTTTACCAAATGGAATGTCAGCAAGCTTGCACATACCAGCAGATACACACAAAGCAAACATCTTCGTCATACGAGTGACAAATTCACTGTCTTTAATCTCACGCCACAGTGCAAACATCGCCTTAACACTCTGAATGTTAAAACCCGCTTGTTCTTCCAAATCTGCACTAGGTTC